CGAAAAACTTTCTTAAAAGGAGTTAAAATAAGCCATAACTGAAAGGTGGAAGTTTTGATGTACACCCCACTACGTTAAGATAAGTAGTGTTAACTGCTCGTCACACGAGCTAAATATAAGCAATGAATTACCCATTCATCGTCGTGTATCACCCCTATAAACCTGGGGGGTGTACACGATACTCTTGGTAAAAACCAGGAAATCGCAAGGATATAGGGGACTAAGTTTAATATAACGGTTGTCAAGCCGTAACAACGTGGACGTTGTAAACTTTTAAGGCACGGATTTTATACATCGGCCGCTATTACAAATAGCGGAACACCGACGAAGTATCCGAGTTGAAAATCATCTCCAGTAGCATAATAGTAAGTATTAGCTACAGCAGAATTCATCATCAAGCCACAAACTATATTACTACAGCAGGGATCGGCCACATCTTTAGAGATGACAGTGTTGCTATATGTTTCAGACAGCACTGAGCGTGAATGAGCTTGGTTGTATTGTGGAAATTGAATTTCAAAATTGTTTCCGATATCATCATTGCGTAAAGCAAATTGAAGATTACGGGATTGTAACATGGCGCCTCCGGTAACAGGACCGTTGTAAATGCCAGTTGGATTCAGATACATAAAAGTACGATAATTTGATTTAGTAGTAGTTGTATCTGGTATAGACTTTACCCGCATTGAACCTCTCGAGAGAGCGAAACATCTACTAAAGATAGAGACATAGTCAGAACCAGTAGCAGTGTCGTTCGTGACAGCTTGGGTATAATAAATTGGAAGAGCGAAAGGATCAAAGGCAATGGTGGAAACACCAGCGGCATTGCCATGTCTATACGTAAATTTTTTAAGCATGGATGTTATCGATAGGATTTTTTCACCTACACATGCTCGGGCAGATATATGATTATCTGTGGTGAGTTCAGACCCACCAATAACTCCGGAAACGATAGAATCGACATCGGGTTTGGGTATAAATTTGCTCGCCTGAGGGTTATAAACCGCACAAGGAGCCATAGTAAACGTCTGTGTTGGACACGCGAACTCGAAATCAGGAGCCGCAGCGACTTCTACTAGGAAACTAATAGTAGTTGAGACAGTAGAGGGAGCAATAAGAGGATTAATAACAGTAACTTGTAAAGAACCTAATGTTTCGGTAACATCTCTATAAGGAACGAGTGAAACGTAAGGAACAATAAAATCAAAGCTTGAACCTTCTCTAATGTCAATGATTTCTCTGTGCACATAGGCAGCAGTAGTTGCGCTGGTTGTTGTAGGACCAGCGCCGGGAGCAGCAGGATTGAATGTAATAGCTATTCTCCCGGAATGGAATTGTGTTTTGACCACTTTAAAAGTGAATCTAAAACCACCACGATAGTATCTAAAAAAATTTGAAAAGAAACATACGGGTGTTTGAACGTAAACCGATTGCCCATTCGATGCAAACGAAGAACCAAATGTTTGGGGAGCAACAGAGTATGCTGCTAAGTCTGTACCACTAGCTTGCGCTGTAGTCCAGGTAAAATATGTATACCAAGCGGGCTTACTTAACAGATACTTGAAAGAAGTTTCATCGAGTTCTGACCCGGCAAAGCCAGGCAAAACCTCCACTTCATTTCGTGAAAATAAGGATAGCGGTAAAGAGCTATCTACAGCATCGCAATTGGATATATACGGAAGAGTGTGTAATTGTACTCTCCGGGCATGTTCTAGATTTATTGGTTTGGAGTAGCCGAACACGGAAGCTACTCCTGCTATGATATCTGAATACCAAGCAACAGGGTAAGCTAGGGCAGCTAATGTAGGGATTTTATCACCTATTAAATTTGCTGCTTTTGCTACACGTCTCATAGTGCCTTCGATAGGACCAACATCAGCGGATTTTTGTTCAGCCGTAGTGTTGGCTTTAAAGCGACCAGATTGAGGGACACATGGAGCCGCGAACGATATGTTTTCAAAATTAGCGTACACATCATAAGACGCAGTTGTAGACCCAGCGGTAGAAACCAGAGGAGAATATGGAAAGATACGAGCGTAACCTAAAACACCAAAGTTGGCAGTAGCCGAAACAATGGGTAAATGTGAAGAAATGCACACATATGGTATGCGCAATATAGCTTCTGTTTGAGTGTTTACATCGATCTCAACATGAGGTAATTGGGTTATACAAGTAATATGAGCGAACTTTGTTTGGTTAACTAGTGTTTGCTCTGTGGATCCTACAGTTGGGCAAAATGCCAATATATACCTACCAGCTTGAAACTTGTTAGCGTTGACTTGAAAACGCAAAACAATATCAGCTCTCATGCCAAGAAAACCTTTTAATTTCGAGGCATAAGGTTCTAAGGTGGTAATATCTGTAGGTAGTATAAGATTAGCGAAAGTAGCATTAGTATCAGTAGATGCTAAACTTCCGGTTCTTATACGATATGGTTTCATAAGAAACGTTTTCAAACTCTGCTCATCAGAGGTGATAGCGTTTGAAAGCAAGTCGGGAGTGAGGGGTTGGTAAGAGTTGTGTGATGAAATTACTGTATTTTCTGAATTAGTAAAGTTAGTAGTAGCAGCAGGGACGGACGAGGTGGCCTCTTCAGTGTGAACTTCAGAGACAAAAAGGGGGTTATCAATTTTTTCAGCGATTCTATTATGTGAGCAAGTGCGAGAATCATAGCACAAGCCCTTAGTCTTTTTATAGTTTTTATAGTTGTCTTTGTGTAAATACACCAACTAAAATCGAATAGCAATGATTTAATCTTTCAAAAAGACTCATTATGATTTAATCAAGATCACATTCTACACTTTACGCGTGCTGAACGTCACTTTTAAGGTACGTGATACCTGTTAGATTTAACGTCATTTCGGACAAAAATAATTTAATACCATGTGGCTAGTTCAGCGCATTGTAGCGCAAGAACTCTGCGTGAAACTACAGCAGGATATTTGCCACATTTATCTTTATAAGATTTTATTAACTTAGGAGCCCACTCATCAAAAACACCAACGGGGTGGAGAGAGAGCTCACGTAAGGAAGTGTCAATGTTGGATTCAACAATTGAGAGAGGATTTTCACAATCTTTAGTCCAATAAGGAATTTCAAGAATTGTTTCAAGATCCAAAGGAGCTGCATAACGGTCATACAACGATTCATAACGAAATTTTCTCTTAAGAAAAGAAATTTCAGTAATGTTTCTAAGTTTTTCGGAAGCGACACCTTTAAGTTCATTAGTGTATGTCATACCTAAGTCTTCTAAATGGATAGACATGGTACCTTCATTAAAGATATGTTTTTTTGATTGTGAAACAGCAAAAGCGTTATCATCACCAAGCGTAACATAATAAACGTTGGAGTAAAAAGTATATAAAGACGTCAAGGAAAAGTCGTGTAACTTATAGTAAACATAAGCTGCACAATAGTGATTATAAAGATTGTTAACTAGGGTTGTCAGGGGATTTCCAGAAGGATTTCCCATATGAACAACAAACACGTGAGAACCGTGAATGTGAACAGCAGAGACAATCTCTAGGAACAAAACTTCGCGAACACGCGAGTGTTCGTCACTATACCACCTATTAATTTGCGCACAAATGTCATGGTGGATAACAGGACGTTCTTTGGTATCGTATGATTTAAAGTCTCCAGCACCAATATTGGCAGTGCTTGAAGAGCCGAATTGTAATAATTTTTGAGCAAGCATTTCCCACTCAATGGAAAAGGGATTAACGCCTACGGCAAAACCATTATCAATACGGTTTTTATGGCACCACAAAATAAAGGCACCAAAATATCGTCTAAACAATATTAAAAGTCTAAAGGGACAGCTCGAGAACAAGCGTGTTTTACCTAAAAGAACTTTAGGATGAGATCGAAGCTCATCTTTAAGAGTGTCAACATAAGCATGGAAACTACGAATGTTGTTTTGGGCATCTCTTTCGATGGATTCACAATCAGCAATGATTTTTAAACAAGCTGGTGAACCAAGAGTGTATTCGCCGTCATAGCCTAAAATTCCAGTTTTACCTTTCATTTTAGGACCAGTCATAGCACACTCAGGGTAGCCAAGACTAGTAGTCCTTGAGATTGGGCCAAAGTCAGGATCATCTCTAATCCCTCCAATAGCTTCTTCATAAGAATACAATCGTCTTTCTACGTCATTTTGACTTTTCTTTTCTAAATTATTGAATATCATGCAGCCGATATCTTCTACAATCTTTTCTGATATGTAGATGAAGGGGTGGCCACTCGAACTTAGGGCGACCTCATAAGGGTCGATTTTAATCCCATCATCACCTTTAAAAGGGTTAAGACGGGCGGGGGCCTTATTAGCTGGTCCCCATTGTCCATATAAAGGAGATCTGATAATTTTGGATTTTCCGCCAGCATGCGCTGGAAGCGGAGCCTCATACATATCTTCAAATCGTCCATCTAAGAGAACAACTGAGCTCTGAGGAATCATATCGGATTCAAAATTTTGGATAACAATATCCTTGTCGAGTAAACACTCAAGCAAATCTTCTTGAGTGATACAAGATGACAAACCTTGACCGGCAGAGGGGTTACCTCCAACATGAAAGCCTACTAATTTTTCTTTGGCACTAAATACGTTAACTAGAGTAAACAATGCTCCACAATCACCTTCTTTAGTAAGGGCGCGGTATTTGAAACCTTTGAGCAAAACATAACTATCTTCACAGATTATCATTTCACTCTGAACATGAACAGCGGATCCTGACCAACTTTCGAAATAATCGATTGAAGGCAAGACCAATCTGAACTCAAGGTCTTTTTGTTTTTGAATATTATTGCGTGTATAAAAATAAGGAATAATATCAGCATGATTTGGAACGAACTTAGGACATCCAACTAGAACACAGTCGAGCGTCTCAAGGTTATCACCTGAAAGTATATTCATCATATCAATCATACGAATTTGGAAAGTCATTTTGCTTCCCGCCTTTTTAAAAGTAACAAGGCCTTCCTCATACTGAGGGTGCTCTTCTAGAATATTATAGATGAGCGTCGCAAAATGCTTGGGCATCATTAAAACGCGACCACGAACAAAGGTCACGAAACCTAACCGACACTCTTGATCTGGGAGCCATAATTCGTAACAATTTCGACGAACTATTTTGTTAACTATGTCAACATTAGCTTGATCATATTTGTGAGCGGCTTGAGCGGACATTTTAGGTCCGTTGGAGTGATACTTAGCATTAAAGTGCTTTGTATTAATAGTTTTCTTTCCTTTAGTGTTGGTGTTTCTATCTCGTTGGGGTTTTCCTGAATATGATTCAGTAAAAAAAGCGGAAACTTTAGACCACAACTGTTCAAGAACTAGGTAACTAACGCCGGTAGCGCTTAAAATACCTAAAACAAGGAAAAGAGTATTTGATTTTTCTTTTATATATTCGATAATAGATTGAGAATGTTTAACAACAAAATTGGTGCTATTGGAAATAAGCTTGGCAATAGTTTCATAAGAAGATTCAAGGAGCGAGATCAACTTTGATAAAACTGTTGTTGAACGGATCTGAGGGTGACAACTTTCAATAGTTAAAAGGGGAACAAATAAGTTGCCTTCAAGGAAATCGAGAATCATATCTGAATCTGCAGTGGCAATAGCAATAAAATCGCTACCATAATAGGTGAACAAAAAGTCCAACATAACATCGATGGTAGTATCAAAACCACAAAGATGATAATGATGTGCCATAAGATATAGAATAATATCATTATGGTCTTTTTGGGAATAACACTTCTGTTTAAATTCGCTAATTAAATCAGCGTTTTTATAAACCAAGTTTCTCTCTGGGGAGGAGACTGGTAGTTTCATTTGGGGAGTATAAGTAGAGGGATCATTAATAATGGACGTGATCCTCTCGGCAGCTTGGTTGAAGCGCTTTTCTTTAATAAAGCTAATATCTAAGATCTCTTTAGAGATTTGTGAATATTCAAACACACGACCTGTAGCAACAGGATTGCATTCTTTCATGATATTTAACTCATGAAATTCACTAATTTCAGGGGTGAGATCCGTAATACCTTCAGAACCAATTGGAAGTGTAGATTTATCTAAGCGGCGAGCCCACAAACCTAAGTCTGCGGTTTCAGGAGTGCAAAACTCTCGTTTGGGACATACCAAATAACAAAGGTCAACACGTCTTTTAAATGCTTCAACTTCAACGATGGATTCAATGTTGAATCTGGGCAAATTGGAATTTGCGATAATAAAACGGGACTGGAAATGGACGTTACCTTTCTTTTCAAGGGAAGCCATATGTAGAACATAATTGAAACTTGAACACATACGGATCCAGTTCATCCATTCATTGTCAGGATTACCTGCGACGTCACGCATTTGACCAATATCATCGATAAAGCAAACTATAGCGTCACTGGAATAACCATCCCAGTAAACACACTCAGCTTGTCTATTGTAAATAAAGGTATAAGGGCTATGTTTAAAATCATCTTCACGGTCTTTAGGAAGAACCGCTTTGATAAGCTCAAACGCGAGAGGATACATCATAGTAGATTTTCCTACACCGGGGGCGCCTAAAAATAAAACGGCTGTGCTTTCAACACGAGCACCGTTTGTAGATAAATTTAAACCATCTAAAGTTTTTTTAATTGATAACAAATAAGAAGAAGCGTTATTGAGCGCTACATTGATACCAGAATCAGATGTACGTGGCATTTTAGCAATAAGTGCTTGAGAAGCTAACCACAATTCATGAACGAAAAGAGCATTACTAGGAGTGGCTGGGAACTTATTGTGGTGTAATTTATCAGATAAATTACGAACTTTAGTGAGAAGTTCATTAACATCTACTCGATTGGTTTCTAAGAATTGATAACTAGAACCACCGAGGATATCTCGAGTGATGAAACTAATAATTGTTTCAATAATTTTAACAACTGCAGTCAAACATGATTGTACTGAGTCGTAATTTTTCTTATAAGAAAATAGTTGAGTAACCACTTCCTTAGTCCATCCGGCCTTGGAGGTACCAGATAGATATGCAATAAGCATCATAACGAATGAGGAGATAATATTTTCAAATTCTCCAGTATTCAATTGTGGGACATTTTCATTACCCATATACTTGCACACATACATCGAAATGTATTGAGCTACCTCTAAAAATCCTGGAATAGTTAAAAACGACTGAGTTAAAACAGCAGTCGAAATTAACCCCAAGAAAATGGTTAGGGTAGCTTTAGAACGCGAATTGTAGTGGGCTAAGCCAGCTGCTACAATGGTGGCAAGCATAACTAATGTTTTGTAATCAAGATTGGGCAAAACAATGTCAACTTTGGCTTTTATAGCCGGATCAGATGAAGCGAACAATTGAACTACTTGGGTCAAAACTGAAGTAAGTTGGGGATCAACAGTATGTTTGACATCAATACCTTTTTGGAGCATATCAGATAGAGTGTCAAATTTATCAAGAAGTTCAGAGTCAACATTTACTGTGACTGGCATACTTGGGATGAAGTTCATTTGAGGAACATTTATGCTTGCAACACGCAAGTCATGATTTTTATAATTTTTATAAGTTTTAAGATCGCGCTTTAAAGTACGACTTAAATGAGAGGATCTAGAGAATGGGAACGATCTACAATCATTTTTAGTATAAGCGGTCTTGGGAACAACACGTTGAGTAATAGGAGCGACTCCTTCGATGATAGAACTTGATGGATTGTATCCACTTTGCGGTCTAAAAGACATTGGTGGATAGTCAACACAAAAAGTATCATCGATGAAGAGGAAAATCAATTCAATGAGTGAATACTTAACATAGATGGGTACTGTTCTAAAAGAACAATAAGTTAAAGTAAATAGTGGAATACTATTGGGGACTTCACTGGAGTTTAAAAAACTCATAAAGATCACTTAGGGTGCTTTGATACCCAATATTATTAGTTGTGAACCTAATAAAGGGAAGTGTGTCTTTATAATGAGGAGGAACGATGAACGAACTGGATTGAGGCGTAAAATAAGTATGAGGTAAAGTTGGTACCTCAAGAGTGGGTTTACGCGCAAGCGACTCCATAGAAGAAAACTTGCGGGAATTTCTAATAGTGGAAGATTGAGAAATTGATCGGGGCAATTGAAATGTCGAGCTAACACTAGGGACTTCGAAGTTAACGTGTTTGCTTTGAACATCAAGAGAAGCACCAAGTGAGTCGTGGGTGCGACGATGATGAGCAATAGCTTCAAACAACGAAGTTGTTGAAGAATGAACGAATCGATTTTGATTGTCAATAGAGTCTAAGGGACGACGCTTAAGAGCTTCGAAAATCGAGCTAAAGGGAGCATTGGAAGTTGAGGAAGTTTGGGTTGTGAACATAGTTCGGAGGGTTGAGATTGAGTTTGAGAATAGCATAGTGCAGTACGACCATACGATGATACATCTTTTCACACAAACAACAGTAGGAATGGCTACCTACAAGTCGGCGTGGAATGTACCAGAGCGTTTTTGCTAATGGCGGTTTTTCAGTTTACTGTCTGGGGTGGGATTCCTTGGCAGTACGAACTTTTCTATATTTATCCTAACTAGGGGTTCCTTCACGGTCTGTTGTGAGGATTACCTTAGGGTTGATGGGTGCGTGAGTGACTCTCACGCACATATATAATAGATTTAACTTTGCGGGTATAAAGGGTATATCTGCTTAAAAATAAGCGAGCTTTGAGTTACATAAAAGCTGTAACGTATTAACAAGTGAGGGGTATAAGAATGAACCAGTTAAGGGGTACTGGGCTGCTTTCTAGGGCAGCTTTTCGGGCTAAATTGTCCTGGGTTTTCTTTTGAACTACTTGTGTATAACGTATGGATAATACGGAAAACAAAGATTTTAAATATTAAAAGGGTATAATAATATATGTTTTTATGGTTAAAAGAGCTGGTCGGTGAATGATACTTGAATACCGTTCAATAATCGGGCAAGAGATTAAGGGAAAAAGTATATTGATAATAATAGAAATATATTAAAAGCAATACTGCTCAACAAAATAAGAAATATTATTAAGTTGGTCAGAGTACTAGGAGTAAGACTCCTAGG